GCATTGTGGCATATCAGAACGGTAGCCTTATCCAACTGCTCCTGTACAACCTTGTGACCATTGGTACTTGGCACACACTCACTGTGGTCAAAGGTGATACTGAACTCCTCACCTTGGTCAGTAAGCATACCCACCATCACCAGTGTATTGTCTGGCTCGAAGGGGTCAAGGTGCATCTTCTTGTCATGCTTTGTGACCGTGTTCTCTACATCAAGTGTTAGCTTCATCCTTCGTACCTCGCTGTCAAATAGTCTAGGTTACAGTTTACCATACCGTGATAGCCATTCAACTTGTTCTTCACGATGTTGACATGACGTAGTGGGCTTTCTTCTTCCTGCCCTTCCACAGATGCGGCTTTACCAATCAGCAACATCAGGTCAGCTTCTGCCGCCTTACCTGTTCGGCTACCCTGCATCATGCTCTGGTTGAGTGTGGTGCGTCCTTCTGCATCTGCACTCAACTGTGACATGTAGAATACAGCACAGTCATACGTCTTGGCAATCTGTCTAGCATAGATAGCACAAGCGGCTAGGGCTTGGTCTTCTCTAGCATAACTACCTGCTACACCAAACTTGTCACCCATGTCAAGCACAAGGACATCTGGATTGTAGGATTTACATACAGATTCAACCCATGACATGTCACGTCCCCCTGCGTCCTTAATCTTAATGTTCTGCATGACAGGTGCATACAGTGCCTGTGCCTTGCTCATGTTCTCTCGTACCTCACGAGCAGACATACCAGCGGCTGCAGTCAAGTATCTAGCACCAACACGGTGGGTAGGTTCTTCGTTACACAAGATGATGCACTTAGCACCCTGATGTGCAAAGCCCCCCGGTGCGGCTATGAGGCTGGCATGAAATGATGTCTTACCAGTGTTAGGACGTGCGCCTACCTCAATCAACTGACCGCCTGATACACCCTCAACTCTACGTGTTAGTGGCGATATGTTGAATGTCCAACGTGCTTCCAGTTCAGCCTTTGCCATCAATGTCTCAATACTGATGTCATCCCACTCAATTTTCATGTTGGGAATGAAGTCATCGTTGTACATCTCAAGCAGGTTACGCAGTGACTCCAGCGTATTGGCATCACCGTTGACCATATCAAAGCCAATGTTGGCTACGTCTTCACCAATCACCTGACGGAATAACTTGGACAGCACCTCTTGTGCTATGTCACTACCCATCGTGTTCTCATTCTTCACAGAGGCAAACAGACTAGCGTAGGCTTGCTTCTGTGCTGTGGTTAGTGTCGGGTTATCCGACATGAACAATGCCTCTACCTCATCAGGTGATACGGTACGGCTGTATGTGTCCATCGCCTTGTCAATGGTCTGCTTAATCTTACGCACATCCTTACTGAACAGGCGGTCAGGACACTTAGCACCACGATGGTCATCGTAGAACGACTTGTCCATTAAACTTCGTATTAGGGATAGTTCCATGTTGTTACACTCCTATGTTGGTTAGGTTATCAAAGTCTGTTGGATTACGATACTTCAAGTCATCTGTCAAGCGTAGAACACGAACATCATTTACATGACCTCTGAGTTCTTTCGCCATGCCTAATGTCTTTGGCAAAGCATCGGGGTCTAGGGCTATTATTGCTGTCGAGAACTGCGCAAGGTACTTCTTGTGTGATTCGGATAACGATGTCCCCAACACGGCGACCCCACACCAAACATCGTTCCCTACAACCGCAGCACTTACGCAGTCCTCAACAACTACCGCGACTTTACCACACCCATGAATGTATGGCAAGCCACTTTTTCCATATCGTTTCCATTTAGGTAATCTCTTTCCCAGTGAACGTCCGGTAGCGTCTACTGTTTTACCCTCATGTACGACAGGGAATACTGCACGATGCTCCTTGACATCGTACATGATGCCAACTTCTTCAGCATCAATACCGTACAACTCCATAGCCCACTCAGCCACATCAAAGTTAGCAGGTACAATGTACTCTGGTAGTTTGAATGCATCCTGAGAGGCATATTCTTCCGCACCACCGAAGCCCTTACGTATGTCTTCGACAGTCATATGAACACGAGTACCACCACTAATCCGACAGGAAGCCTTATAACAATTCCACACAAGGCTACCCATGTTGTTAGTCACAGTGAATGTATTATACCCCTTACATGCAGGACAAGTCATACGCTTTGTACTACCACTAGGTATATCTATATCACTTATAATGTTATATATATTACTCATGTATGTATCACTTTCTTTGCGGCAGTTGTATTGCTTATACCACGTGTTTTTCGTTCCGTCAACGCATAATTTGCACTGGCATAAGTATTTTTCATGTAAGGTTTGACTGACTGTGGGTTACTGTGTCCTGTAACCGACATGATTTGTGCCATACCGACACCAGCCTCAACCATTTCTGTTGTACCAGTTCTTCTTAGGTCAGACAAACGTAGTTCCTCTGGCAGTCCAGCATTACGCATGGCTTGCCGCCCAAATTTAGACAGTCTGTCAATGCTGTATGCGTGGTACTCACCATTCATAGGGCGTGGACGTGGCGCAACCAACGGTTGAAAGCCAAACTCATCAGACTGCTGTGACAACATGCCACACAAGTCCTCACTGATGGGCAGTGTAACTTGCGCACGTCTTTTACTCTGCTCTAAATGCAACTTGCCCTCATCAAAGTCAAGCATATCCCATGTAAGCAGACGCATATCACCCAGCCGCTGACACCACTCATATGCCATGTGTACTATCAATCCAATACTGCGATAGTCAAAGTCACTATACGCATAGTCAAGAAATTGCCGCACATCATCTTGTGTCCACACAACCTTGCGAGGTTTGGGTGTCTTGCGTTTGATGTTAGCAAAGGGATTGATGACAGCATACTCCATCTCTATTGCGTAGCGATACACGATAGATGACACAGTACACACATGATTAGCCAGTGATATACCACGCTGTACCCATTCCTCATAGGCATGTTTAGCTTGCTTGGTAGTCACCTTATCGTATGCACTGTCACCAAATTCGTCAGTCAGTATGCCAAGGAAGTATTGATAGTCCTTCTTAGACCTGTCTCTTAACATACTGAAATCATTAGACGAATAGTATGTCAATACTAAATCTTCTACTGTCTTCATTTATAACTCCCGACCTCTGTTGTGTGTTGTATGATGTCATGGGCAGGGTCATCATCTTCCCAAACATCACATATAGTAACGTCTAGCATTTTAGGTGTTGCATATCTTTTCATCAACTCAGCTATCTGATTAACCGCATCGGCCTCATCAACAGCATCAGTATCATAACGCAACCACCCATCACACCACTGTGGCTCTACAGTAACTATGTGTCTTTTCTTTTTCATGCTGCAATCAACTCCTTAAACACTGGCGATTCAATCCACTGGGACACCTTGTTCTCACGTTGGAACATGGACACTGCTTGTGTATCCTTACCTGTATCACGCAGGTTGAAGCCATTACGTTCATCAGCATAGGACGCATAGTTTGTGAAGGCACTATACAATGCCCAGACATTCTCACCACGCACACTAGCCTCTTGGTTATACAAACCAAACATCTTTTCTGATTTCCTGTCAGACTTGAGCAACGACTCTAGCATAGCCTTGACATCGCCAACAAACAGAGGCTTGTTAGCCCAGCCTTGTAGACGCTCTGACTGTGCATAGAACGACTGTGTGGATTCACGAAGGTCACGAATGAACCTGTCCATCGTAAAGTTGGCAGTGTTCTTACGTCTAATCTTGTCATGCTCACCACGAATCATGCCGTTGGTGCAGAAGAAATCGATAGCACCGAAGTATCTCTGATTAGAACATGAACCATCCACCCCATGCAGGGCGATGATACGCTGTGCAATGGTGGTAGTGTGCTTGTCACTCTCAATACGAGCAGTGACGTTAGGCAGTGTCATGTCCATCATAGCCCATGCATTCTGCTTGGCAATGCGCCACTTGATGTTCATGTTATTGGTCTGTTGCTCACCCAAGTTCTCTGTCACTGTGTCGTGTACACCCTGAAAGAACTCTGTATGATTAGCACAGTTAAATGTACTACCAACAACCCCAATATATTCACCTGTGTCGTTGTTGATAACGTACTTCTTGTCGCGTACCTTTGTTGGTTCAAAGGCTACATCAAAGTTTAGTTTCTCAGGAATCATATCCTGCATTGGAAAATCAAAAGGCATATCATGCTCTCCTTATGTTAGTTAAATGTCAACTGATAGTGTGTTGTTAATATAACCCCCCACATATCATCCCCTATACTCAGTACAAACTCTCCCTATACTGATAACGGTAAGCCTATTCATCATCATCTGTGTCATCAAGCACCCAATCATGGTAGTGCAGTCTATTACCTTCGTCATCTCTTGAAGGTGCAAACTTCATAGCGACTTCCATTAGATTTTGTAAGCCTTCTAACTTACGCACATCAGACATCCATATATCCTGACAGTCCCATATGGTCTGAAGTGTACTGCGTAACTCGTTGTAAGATTTGAGAAATGCTACTCTCTGTTCATGTGTTAGTTCCATATTACTTTCCTTCCACTAAATGTTGCAGTAATTGGTCAATGCGTTGCATAAGCACATCTATCGCTGTGTTTATATGCCCTGTGTCTTGTGGCTGTACCCGCATATCAAGTTGTCTTACTTCTTCAATCAAAGCAAGAATGTGTTGCTTATATAATTTCTTATCCATATTATATACTCCTTTCAAGGTTATATTTACTCTCTGCCA